TAACATAATTCTCTGACCCATCCTGGTTATTGGGGGGTACAGGAGATACTAGCCCTGGTGGTTGCTTCTCACTATCTTCAATTGAGAAACCAAATAATCTTGCCATTATTATAAACTAGAAGTCTTTGCTCCTAGTATTTATCAACTTAAAATATCATCTAAGTGTTGGAGTAGAAGCACCATCATTTCTACCAGTTTCAGAAACACCAATTTTAAAGTCCTGTACCTGGAAGGTTACAGTGAATTCTTCAATGGTGTCAGTTGAGTCATAACTCAGGTCAATTGCTGAAACTTCAGTTGGGAACAATCCAGTAAATTTGTATGACCTCAGAACCTGCTGCTCTTTGTTGTTCATTTCATGGGTAGTGGAATTTCTTGATCTTCCTCTACCTAATTGTGCAATGAACCCATTACACATATAAGATGCTGGATTAGTAATGCCTGTAGCGTGTGACAGGTCATTAATTCCATTCATCCAAGCTTCAAATGCACTTCTGAGATTGAAATCTTCATCATTAATAATAGTGACAGTCCAAGGTTCAAAAGTTCTATCACCAGCAACTTTCAGAATTCTACCTCTAAAAGGAATTGGAACTTCAGCAACAGTGGAAGCTGGAAGTTGAGCAGCCTTACAAAGGAATCTGAAATCTTTTGAAGTTGTATTGTTCCAAAGAGCACCAACATTTTGAATACCAGCAGGGAATGCTGGAATTGATGCCTCAAACAGATTAGGGCGGGCGCCCCCACCCCTTAACTGTGTTTTAAAATCATGAAGATTTTTTGTTGAAATGTTTGCCATTTTTTGTTACCTCGTAGTGTTATTGCTTATTATAAATCAGGTTCCAGTAACTTCAGCGAAGCTAATGCCACCTCTTGTAGCAACAAAAGTGAGGGTTACAAAGTTGATGGATCTTGCAGGTTGGATGAAGATGTCAGCTCTGAACTCATTGTTGTCAACAATATCAGGAGTGTTGTTTGTTTCATCACAGATGACTCTAAAGTCTTCAATACCTCTCTGTGACTGAATATCAGTCAGGAATGGTTCAACAATATTGATAAAGTTTGATCTTGTTTCAGCATCATTCAACTCAAAGAGTTGATCATTTGCAGCATTCTCAAGTGATTGCTCAACTGTAAGGAATAATCTTCTAACATTAATTCTGTCAAAAGCAGACTTGTAACTAAGAGCAGTCTTATCACCAAAGAGAATTGCACCAGCAGCATTTTGGTTAATGACTGGGTTAATTCTTGCTTTATAAAGTTGATCTCTCTGTGACTTATTAGGGTTATATGCCAACTTAACAACATTATTCAAGGTGCCTCTTGCCTGACCAGCAGGTGAGAACCAAGGCAGATAAATTGTGTTGTTTCTTGCCATAATACCAGCAATATCACCATTCAGAGGAATAAATCTGAATTCATTATTAAATCTGTCATAAACATACTTGTATCCACTATCAAGAACAGCAAAAGATGAAGAACTAATCTGTGAATAGTAATTCAATACTGAATTTGTAGCAGCAGTGGAGGAAGCAGCATTGACAACATTTGTTCTATGTGGAGAAATAACTGCTTGACAATCTTTTCTTCTTTCAGCAATTGAAATCAAAAGATTTGCTTTTGCTTGAGTTGAAAGTTGATCATTCATTGATGAACCCATCAATAAGAAGTCAACAGCAACCTCATCTTTATTTTCAAAAAGATTGTAACCATTTAAAACATCACCAAGTGATGCTGCCATTCCACCAGATGCACTGTAATCAGCACCACCAGCAAGAGTATAAGTTACATTACCAAGTACATTGTAAGTAACACCTTGAGCATCAAGACCCCATGCACCAGCACCAGAGGTAACAGCAGTATATCCTGAGGAGAAACCACCTGCTTTAGCATTAACATATCCATTTACAACATCAGTTGTAGTTCCTGGATTTGCACCAGCATAAATGTATGCTGAATTGTTGGCAAGGAAATTCTTGTAGTAATTTTTTACAGGAGCATTTCCATCTTCTTCTCCATCAAGTGCCTTGGTAAGGAAGAAGTTTGTTTCAAGAATATTACCTTGTGAACCAGTTACAGTTCCAAAGTCATCAACAACTGCTACGTGAATTGCATCATTATGTGCATTTCTTGAAGCAGAATAGTTGTTGTCTACAGGTCTTGGTGCAAGGTTCTTCCAGAAGATTGTAGAATTTGTTAGATCAAGAGTCTGTTGATCATACCAGTCTACAGCAGTTGCTACAGTGGCAGTTTTGACATTAGCACCTGAATTTTCTACAAATGTCAATACATCTGCAACTTCAAAAGATTTGCCAGCATCACCTACTTGATAAGTAATGGGATATTCTGTGCCAGAGTCAGTTGCCATACCAGAAACTCTGGAAACAATCTTGACATCAATAGAACTCTTCATTTGTGAAGAGGCATCAGTTGTAACACCAGTGATTATTCCCTTGAGATAACCAGTAAATTGTGTTGTTGTTCCAGCACCTGGTGTTGCAACACTAGAAAGTTGAACAGTTACACCAAATCCAACAGTTGCACCAGCACCTACAGGACTTGTTGTAGTAATACCAATTGTTTGGTCTGCAAAATTATCAATTGTACAGACTTTAAGGTTTGTATTTACTTCACCTGCTTCTTTTGACGCATAGAAGAAATCTGTTCTTGATGAATAATTTGCTTCATAATCATCATAATTTTTAATTTTTAAAGTGGTAGATGCAATTGATACACCAGCATTTGCATTATTCAGACCACTACCGTCTATTCTAACTACCTGGAGAGTTCCACCATATGAGAGATACTCAGATGCAACCATCCAATCCTCATATTGTCTGTCATTTGACTGGGGACGACCAAATACATTTATTAACTGACTCTGACTTGAAATCAGAACAGATTCTTCAATAGGACCACTCTTGAATGGTGCAGCAATTGCACCAATATTATCAAGAACATTATCAGCTCTACCAACTGTAAGGTCAACTTCCCTGACCAATACACCTGGAGATAATTGAGGAGTTGCCATTAAATTCTCTCCTAAAAGTTCTCATGATTGACTAAAATTATTTATTGTTTTCAGGGGTTTCAGTGGGGAAACAATGCATGAACTACCAATCTGGGTATTGCCAGTCACAAAATGGTGTTTTCTTTTTTCTATTATCTACAATTCTTTTAATGGTACATTCTTTACATTCATAAGAAAAAGATGATGCAGTAGGTCCTCTATCTTTTCTTGTTCTGTAAAATGAATCTACAAGATTTTTTCTCTTGTTACAAGATCTACATTTTCTTTCATCTAAAAGTAGATGACCTAATTTAAATTGCTCATCAAAGTCCATATTTTTTTACACACTCACCCAATTGTGAAGCAGACATCCCATAGGTTTCTCCTGCCCATAATGCCTCTCTTTCAATTCTAACAACTGTAGGATCCACACCATATCTTTTTTTTGCATCCTCAGTATATTTTTGAGGAACAGTCATCCATATTTTTTGTAATGAGGAATTATATAAACCATCCTTACAATCTTGAACTACATGCCATGATTCATGTCTTAGAATATTTAAAAAATCATCATGAACATCAATATAACCCATATTTAAAAAAATATTATTATCATCAGGATAATATAGACCACGATAATTATCTTTAAAGTAATGTGGATATGCTTTATAAACACCTACTTTAAGTTTCTCTAAACTATTCAATATTTCCTTTGCTTCACCATCAAATTGGTCTGATGATAATTCATAAACTTCACTACACTCATCATCTTTAAAACAAACTTCAATCCAATCTGCTGATACAGGTAAAACTGTAAGTGATACTAATAATGGTAAAAAAACTTTTTTCATTTTATCTTTTGTTCTTAGTATTTGTTATCTATAATTCCACATGTAATCCATTCCTCCTCCCTGGTCACCATACTCATCAGTGAACCATCTGTCACCATCATCATCTACAAATGTTGTATCATCTAGACCATCATTAATGAAACCAAATGGTGCCATATCCTGTTCAATCTGATTTTTCTGTTCCTGATAGATCCTCTTTCTTACATCCTGATCAGTTAGTTCCTTGAAATAATCTTGGGCAACTAACCAGGCATATATCACAAGACACATTGCTAAATCATCATTACATCCTTCCTCTGCTTCAAATGAATTATGCTTTGATACAAATGTTGTTAATTCTGAGATAATTTCATAATCATTAAAGAATAATTTATCTTCTTCAATAAGTGTTTTAAGATTTAAAGACCCTACTTTCTTTACTGTCTTGGACATTTTTATTCCAAGTTGTGTTTTTGTACCAGAAAAACCTTGACCAACAATTTGACCTGCTCTGCCTCTCATAGAGCACATAAGAAGATTTTGATACTCTAGATCATATTGTAAGATTGATGCCACCTGGTCTCCAATATCATTGACCTCACATAATATAAATGCCTCATTATACTTCCTTGCAATTTCCCATATAATATTTGGGAACAACATTGGTTTTATAGTGTTGTTTCTATATTTTGCCACAATTCTATGTGGAAACTCTGTAATGTCTGTAACAACAAATGCAGAGTAATCATTACCAACTCCTCTTGCTACGTCAACAGTCATTACATAGTCATGTTTTTTCTGTGGTGGTTCATATACATCTAATCCAGCATTTCTTTGAATGGGATTATCATATATTAAACTTTTTAATTTACTTGGTGCAATAAGCGTATCAACAGATCCTAAAAATTCACACTCAAACTCAATCTTAAATTGTTGTTCAGATGTGTTTTTAATTGTTTGTTTTTTCCACTTATCATCTCTGCCAGGAACTTCAGACCAGTGAACATCAGTAGGAATATATTCATTACTTCCATTCTCTGCATCATGCCACATTCTATAGAAGTGGTTCATACCATGAGGGGTAGAAACAATTATGACCTTTGTGCTTTTGCCAGAAGTAATAGTAGGATAAACAGATGCAAAGAAGGCATCAGCGATGTGATTTGGAACGAACGCGAATTCATCCAAGAAGAGGATATTGAATGACATGCCTCTGACAGCACTCGCAGATGTAGAAGCTGCCAGTATCTTACTGCCATTCTCTAACTCCAGTGATCCTTTGTTCCATGATAGGATACCTTGCTGCATCCATTTAGGCAAGTTCTCATATGCAATCTGTAATCTACTTAAAAGTTCTCTAGCAGTTGATGCTTTGTTAGCGAGGATGCCAATATTAACACTGTCATTAAAGACAACATGGTGAAGCAGAAAAGAAATAACAGTTGTGCTTTTGCCAGTCTGTCTTGGCATTTTGCAGATGTTAAACCTATTCTGGTAAAAATTGTTGATAAGTTTTTCTTGAAAGTCATATGTCTTGAATGGTTGTAAACCATGGTCAAGAGTCACAATCTTTACATAGTTTTGGGCAAAGTAGACAGGGTTATCTTTACACTTCAAATACTCTTCAATATTGTCTTGACTAAATTCAATTTGAGTATTTGCTTTTTTTAGATTAGGATTACCAAGATAAATTTCACTCATAAATTAATCAGCAATTCCAAGCTCTAAGGGATTTATTTATTCTACTATTAGGATCATTTGCAGTTTTAGCAGAAGTTAACTTTGA